TGCGGTGTTGCCTTCGATTGTGGTGACGGTTCCATCGGCATTAACCTTGGTTACAATCCCAATATGTGAAATGCGGTCAATTCCATCGTGCGGGAAATCAAAGAACACGCAATCGCCAATTTCAGGGGTAGCTGACTCGGCATCTTGCCAAGCATTGTTTTTCTTAAAGGCGGTTGCCCCTGCCAAGGTGGAAACACAATTAGGGATTTTCACGCCTACTTCTTTGAACACCCAATTAACAAAAGCCCCGCACCAAGGTTGGTTTGTCTTTTGGTACTTGGTTTGATTCTCTTTCGGGCCTTCAATCAGCCCTAGTTCAGCTTTGGCTGTTTCTACGATTTGGTTTCTTTGGTTCATTTGCTGCCCCCGTAATTAGTATTTTGTAAATTTCCTCAACCTGGCGTTCAAGTCGAACGACTGAATCTTTAAGCGAGCTGCCCGAATTAGGCTTCAATTCGCTTAAATAATGCTTGACCATCCAACGGGTTGCGGTAGCAAATGCGCCGATAATGGTGCAGATAGCCACCGCCATTGTTAGATAATCTTGAGCTGTCATTTCGTAATCACCAACACCTGCATAGTGCCTGAACCTGATGAAGTAATGCCATAAATAGGTGATTCGTGATTTTGGAGAACTATCTTGTCACCATTATCCATTTGATAACCTGTTGATGCGGTTACATCGGCACCGCCAAGATAAGTTGTGTGCTTTGCGTGAAGGTTCACTTGCTCAGCTTGAGCATCGCCTGCGACTAACAATGTTGGTGAGGTGGTCACGGTAATTTGAGCTGATGAAATTGGCATTATTCTCCTAGATTATCCCCGAATAGTTATTTTCTGCCCCAAGTAATTTTGTTCCAAATTCGTTCGTGCCAATAGTAAATTCCAACTTTGACAACGGTTTCCCAAAAAGCAATCAATGCTGACAATGTGCCTTCGCCTGTAATCACGAAAACAACCGCAAAAGAACTAAGTGTTCCAAAAATTCTGTAACTTAGAGATTTGGTAAATGACCGCGCCTTAGTTACTTTCAAAGCCCAAGTTCTTTTCTTTTCTGAGTTGCTGAAATTGCGTGAATATCAGCGCCCAAATCAATTTGTTCAATTTTGTATCCGACATCACGCCCATAAACAATGTTTGTAATGTTTGGAACTTTTACAACAAAAGATGCCCGTTCTTCGGCTCTGATCCGATTGGCAACTTCTTGATAAGGTAGTGGGTCTTTTTCGCTAGTGCCGTGAGTATCCCTAACACCAACAACAACCTGTGCTGTGCGTTCATATGCTTTCTCCAATAGTGCCTGATGCCCTTCGTGCCAGGGTTGGTAACGCCCAAGCATTAAAGTTGTTGGCGCTTTCCAATCGTGCAAACCAAACTGCTCAATAACAAGTTTGACTTCTTCTTCAATGGTCAAACCGTCAGAAATTGTTAAATCTGCATTTTGAGGGTTTTCCCACATTTTGTTGGTATCTTCAAATCTACCAACTTTGATTCGATCAACCCAAATAAGCACATCAGGTTGCCCAAAGGCAACACGGGTTTCTTCCGTTGGGCAAACAAAATCTGAAATTACAATCTGCCCTTGCTTGCTAACAAGGCGGGCTAATGCGCCCATTCGCCTTGCTTGCTCAATTCTATCCTCAGGCGCAAAGCCCAAATCTGAATTAAGATCAGCTCGCACTTCATCAGCGTTGAAAACTATCGCATTGATGCGATCAGCTAATGCGGTTGCAAGTGCAGTTTTGCCCGCGCCCGGCAACCCTATAATTTGAATAATCATCTAACCCCCAAAATAGACATTTGGGCAAATGTATCATTATTTTAGGGATTATCTTGTTTTTTGTGTATCGTGGGGTTATGGGGAAAATACTAGAAAACAAGACATTCTATTTTATGGGCGGTTTGCCGCGTTCAGGTAGCACCGTTCTAACGGCTATCTTGAATCAGCATCCTGAAATCTATGCAAGCCCGCAAAGTGGCTTATTGGGCATTTACTACAATTTACAAAATGAAATTTACAACTCGCAAAGTTGGCAATCAGGTTTAATGCACGAAAGTTATCAAACCACAATTGATTCTTTAGGAAATCTTTTCTATTCAGGCATTAAAAAACCTGTCATTATTGACAAAAACAGGTCGTGGGGAACGCCTGGCAATCATAATATAGCCACAACATTGAATGGAACCCCAAAAACAATTCTTGTTTTGCGACCAATTCTTGAGGTTTTATCATCATTCATCAGATTAGCTGAGAAAAACCCTGATAATTTCTTAGATAAAGAAATCATAAGTCAAGATTTTTTTGGAAAGTATTATCGAAGCAAAAATGAAACAAGATGTGATTATTTGATGCGCAATCAAGGAGAAATTGATCACGCATTGCTTGCAATTGCCACTTTAGTAAATAAACCTGAAATCTGCCATTTGGTTTGGTATGACGATTTGATTGCTGATCCTCAAGCCTGTTTAAGCGGCATTTATCAATTCTTGGATATTTACGATTTCAAGCACAATTTTAGTAAAATTAAGCAATTAGATAAACACGATGATGCCAAAATTTTTGGAGTCAAAGATTTACACAAAATTGAAACTTCAATCAAAGCTAGTAAAACAAAACCTGAATTGGTTTTGTCAGATCATTCTATGGCTAAATATGGAAATGCTTTAGATTTCATCCCAAGATAGTGTTGCTTCATTCCATTTGCGAAATGCACCTTCAGGGTGAGGGATTGGGGCAACCCAATCATAACCAAACCGCACCCAAGAAGGGTAAGGTTTAGGAGCAATAAAAGCATCTTCATCAGCATTGTATGTATCACCAATGCCAGCAAATTTGCCACGAATGTTTGAATTGAATGAAGTGCGCTTGCAGGTTTGATTTCTAAAATTACCGTACCAAATTTCAGGGCTTAGCCCTTCAATTAGCTCTGTTTCATCAATGCCCTTAATCACTTCGGTAACAATGTTGTTTTCATCTAAAAAAGCATAATATGCCATTTTTACCAACTCACATTTCCCGTGCCTGCTGTAATTGTAGTGACCTTGAATCCACCTGAAGGCGCAGCGGTTGTGCCTGTCAAGCCTGCACCGATTGTGATGGTTCTATTGTCAGGATATTTTAGAATCACAACACCTGAACCGCCTGCTGCACCAGCGCCTTGACCACCGCCACCGCCACTTGCTCCACCGCCTGTGTTTGCAGTGCCAGCCACGCCAAGGTTATTTGAACCTAGTGTTTGACCACCGCCACCTGAACCGCCGGTGCCACCGTTATAACCTGAACGACTACCCGCGCCACCACCACCTGCATAATATGTTGATGTTCCTGTGATACTTGATTGAGTGCCATTACCACCATTGCCGCCAATTGAAGTTGAAGGGGAGTTTCCGCCTGTTGCACCACTAGCGCCGCCGCCACCACCGCCGCCGCAGGCTTGACCTCTTGCAGGGTCAGCGCCACCACTTGCACCTTGCGAAGGAGAAACTGAAGGTGTATTTCCAGCACCGCCAACATAGTTAGTGGCTTGACCACCACCACCACCTGCACCACCTGCACCACCTGAACCACCACCGCCGCCGAAGCCGCCACCTGCTGAAGTAATGGTTGAAAATACCGAACTGTTGCCTTGGCCTGCACTATAAACGCCGCTAGTTCCACCGCCACCAACGGTTGCGGTGTAGTTTGTGCCTGCAACAACTGCAAAACCTGAAGCTGTGCGCATACCACCGCCGCCCGCGCCTGCTGCTCCTGGTGTTGAACTGCCTCGCCTTGTACCGCCACCACCTGCAACAACTAAGTATTCAACGGTGAAATTAGGGTCTATTGATACTCCCCCGAAGCCATAAGCGCGTGGGGTAATTGTGCGTGAACCTAAAATTGGTGACATCAAAACTCCTTATGCAAACTTAGTTTGTGATTCCAAAACCAAATAAGTTGGTGTTGCTGCTGTCTTGATAATTGTGAATGAATAAATGTCTGTTGCTGAGGCATTTCCACCTGAAATTGCAGTTCCACCTTGTAGCTTTGGAGTCACGGTTGAACCATCAATTTGAATCACATTTGGATAATATGGGGTTGCACCGTTTGGAGTTATCCAAATGATTGTAATTACTTCGCCAACTGATAACTTGCTTGAAAGCGTTGTTCCTGAGTTATAGCGAAAATTCAAGGTGTGATTTGCAGTTGCGTTGGTTGTGTAATACCAAACCGTTGAAGTTTCAACATCAATGTTGATTGTGCCTGTTGCTGCCGATGCAATAACATTTGCGGTTTCGGTTGGGGCTTTCAATGTTGAATAATTTGCTGTTGCATCATTAAGAATTGGCGCAGTTAAAGTCTTATTTGTAAGGGTTTGGGCAGTTGTCAAATCGGCAGTTGTCGCGGTGTCAATTGAAAGAGTGACCGCGCCACTTGACCCGCCACCTGATAAACCTGTTCCCGCTGTCACACCTGTAATATCGCCAGGGTTTGAAACATCTGCCCACGCTGCGCCATCGTAGTATTGGAACGCGTTTGTGCCTGTTAGGTAAGAGAACATTCCTTCAGCAAGAACACCCGAAAGGGCAGTTGTGCGAGCTGATGAATCAGCAAACACCATAATAACCTGCTGTTGCAAGTAAGTATTTACTTGAGCAGCCGTCAAAACATCTCCGGTATTAAATAACTTGTAACCCGCACCTGCCATTGTTATCTCCTTGTTAATAGCTCAGGATGCCTGAGCCAAGTTTTCCTTGATCGGTTGTGCTGTCTAAAATAAACGCTTGGATGATAGGTTCGCTAGTCAAAAGCGTAGTGTTCCAACTTCGCGGTGTTGCATCTGTTTGGATGCCCTGAATAAATAACTCGCGGGTAACCGTTGAGCCGCCCGGTACTGATTTTGTTATGTTTACTAAGTCAAAAATTTCTGATGATAATCCTGCTGTGATTCTAGTTGGTTGGCTCGCATCAAACAAGTTTAATGTCATTGAATCAATGCGCAAAATGGCATCTTTTCTAGCTTGCAAAATCATTGTTGCTTGATCTAGTGCCTCAGCATCGGTTTGAACTAAAATGTTTTCGCGCTTACCTGAGTGGATAAAGTAGGTGTCAATTGAGGTTTGATCAAAAACATTAGCGGTTCCACCATTTGCCCTGCTAACGAAAACATCATTAACAAGCAAAGTATCATCAAAGGCGAAGTCAATTCCTTGGTAAGAAATGCCTGTTCCGTCATCTGAATAAACGGTGGGTGTTGTGTCGGCTTTCTTGCTGATGGTATCTCTTGAATAAAATGTTGCGGCACCTTGGGTGTTTACAAAAAATCCACCAAAATCAGAAACTTCGCATAATTGAATTGCAGTTAGCAAATCTCTATCTGCGCCTGAATCAGCCTGAAGCGTGGATGAACCCGCATCAATTGCCCTCAGGGATGAAGGCCAAGATGCGACATCCAACAGGTTATTTATTCGCGCACCTGATAATTGACCCGCCGAAGTACCTGGCACGGTTGAAATTGCGGTGTTATTTAGCAAGCGGAATCCGTCAATGCACTTTAGAGCTACTTTTGAAACTCCATCAACGCCAACGGCAAATGTTGTGTCATAGCTTGTTATGTAACCACTAAATAAATAATATCTTTGACTTCCGCTGCCATTATCATAATCTGCCCAAATGCGGATTTTACGCAATGGAACCAATTTGCCGTAATAGGGAGATGCCGTATTGCTTGGATTCCACGCGCCTGTTGAATCCTCAAGAACAACGGTTGCTGAACCCGCTTCGAATTTGTCCAAGATACGGTTTCGGCCACGCCGAACTGAAACCTGAAGGGTGATGTCAGAAATATCAACAACATCTGAAACGGTATCAGCTAAAACGCCTGTTCCAAGAGGTGTTGAAATATCATCCAAAATAAGTGGGTTACCGAATGAAGGCCCACTTGCGAAGTCAATTGAAACGCCTAAATGTGGAGTGCCTGGCATTAGATACTCAAATTTGTTCTAGTAATTGTTGAACCTGATTGTTGCAATGCAAGAAGTTGGTTGCGAATTACGGCAACCAAATCGCCTTCGCTGATAACGCTGCCGCCAACATTTATCGTGATGTTTTGACCACCCATTGAATCCATTTTTGAAAGTGGGATTACCGCTTCAGGGCCAGCCTCACCAATTAGAGAAAGAGTTGGTGAAGTTACAATGCCGCCTGTTGCTAATGGGAGAACGGTTCCGCGTGGTGGCACAAAGACAGGGTCATTATCGCCACCTAGCGGTGGGATTATAGGCAACAATTCAGGTGGAATAACTGGCAATTGTGGAATGACAGGCGGTTTGATAACTATTGAATTGGCATCGGCTGCTGCTGCTACATAAGCAGATAAAGCTCCTGATGCTGAAATCCAACCAATTGAAGCGGCATCTGAACCTGCTGTGATGCTTGGGTCATAAGTAAAGGTGCCTTCGGAAATTTCTTTGTAGGCTTCAACGCTACCGTAAGCCAAAAGCCAAGCGCCTTCAGCTTCAACAGGGGCAGCAAATATGCTTGGGTCATAACCAAATTCTTCAAGAATCTTGGCAAGATATTTTTCAACCTCGACTTTAGTCATTCCCCATTGATCGCCAAGATTTGTAATTTCACTTACATCAATTTTTCCATCATCTGCTGCCGCAAATGCTAGTGCATAATCTTTAACTTGTTTTTCGGTTAAATTCCATTTGCCTTGAAGATTGACAATTTCGTCAGGAGATAATGTGCCATCATTTAGCGCGGTGAAGAAATCAAGATACTTTGCCGCTTCTTGATAAGTGATGCCCCAAGTTTCAGCTAAGAAAGCAACATCTGCGCCATCAACTTTTTTGTCACCAACTGAAATAATTGTTTGAACATAAAGTTGCGCGGCGCTAGTGGTAATTCCCCACTTGGCGGCAAGTAATTCAAACTCAGCAGGCGTGATCTTGGTGTCAGCAAGCGCGGTGAGAATGTCATTGTAACGCATTGCTGCTTCGGCAGCAGCGTTGTTTTGTTCAATTTCAAACTTGCGGGCATTAACAAAGGCAGCAAATCTTGCTTGTTCAGCAATTTGACCTTGTTTAATTAAGTTTAGGCGAGCCGCTTCAAGTTGGATTGGGTCGGTTTCACTTGTTGGAGCTGCGCCACCAAGTTTTTTAATTGCTATCCGCAAAGCTAAGAGTGTTTTTTCTTCTTTGGTTAAATTCTTAGTATCAACGCCAACTTTTTTCAAACCAATATCTAAACCTTTGAGTGATTTAGTGAAATCGGCAGTTGTGCCTTCCAAACCTTCAAATGAGAAATCTAAGCCTTTAGTTGATTGTTCAGCTTTGCTCATCTGATCGTTAATTAACTTCAGCGCCACCATTGCGCCGCCTACGGTTAAAGCAAAAGCGGCAACACCTGCGGCCGCGGCGGCAACTGAAATTCCACCTGTTGCTGCGGCAGTAGCGGCGGCTGCGCCAAGGGCGGCAGCTCGCATTAACTGAAAAGTTTTTATGATTGTTTGAAGAACTTTAACAAAAGCCATTGCTTTAGCGGCTGCAAAAATGCCAGTAAGAAGCACTCCAAGAGCAACGAACACTCCGCGATTTTTGGCAACAAAATCAAAAACTTTGAAAACTACAAAACCAAAACCAATAACGGCTTTGATGGCAGTTTGGAAAGCAGCAACTAATTTGCCGCCATTTTCTTCCATCCATTTTTGAACCGCAGGAATAACCTTTTGGGTTAGTAACTGAAAGAACTTTTCAACGGTTGGAAGTAAGGCATTTCCAAGAGTTTCTTTTGCTTCATCAAAAGCAATGCCAACACGCTTCATTCGATATTCAAATGTTGCTGCGCGAACTTCGGCTGAACCCTTAAATTGCTTGGCTAAAATATCAAGAACTTTGCCAAAGTCTTTGCTTTTTAATGTTGCTTCATCAATTTTCACGCCCATATTTCTTAGGGCTTTGAAATTGCCTTGATACGCTTTTTGAATCGCTGAAACTGCGCTATCAAGTGAAACTGTTGCACCTGCTGAAAGGTCAAGGGCAACTGCAAGCAAACCTTGGGCTTGGGCTAAATCTCCAGTTATGCCAGCGAGTTTTGATAACGCCGGGCGAAGCTCTGTGTCGGCAACACCAAGGGCGCGCTGTAACCTGTCAATGTAAGCCTCTACTGAGGCAATTGCTTCATCGGTAGCGCCAACGGTATTGCGCAAAGAGTTGGCAAGAAGTGCCTGTGATTTTTGATCTTCAATGGCAGCTTTAACTGAATCAATGCCAATTTTAACCGCAAATGCTGCTGAAGCAGCAGCGGCGATACCAAAAGCCTTTGTTGCTTTCTTGGCAAAAGCATCAAAATCTTTGCCTAATTTGGTAATATCTTTTTGGGCTGCCTTTGAACCTTTGGCGCTGTATTCGCTGACAATCCGTGCGACTATTGCTCCAATTGCCATTGTTTAGCCCTTCTTGTTTGTGTCTAAATGCTTTTGAAGTGTTGCTTTAGCATCATTAAAAGCACTTTCAATTTTATTTTCAATCTCAGTTTTGTTCTTATCAACTGCCCACCAAATAAGGCGTGAGGCTTTGCCAAACCAATTAAGGTTTTCAATAAAGCGACCACTACCGCCCAAACGCCCGCCAACTTCAAAGATGGCACCCGCCGCTGATTTATTGAGCAAGGCACCTGCTGAAGTTGTGTAATCAGCTCTAACCTTGCCCGCAGCGCGAGTTGAAACAATGCCTGTTTTAATCGCGCCGGTATCCCAAGCAGGCCAACCTTTGCCACCGCGAGAGGTCGCGCTTGGATTTGTTGGCTCAACTTTGCGCCATCCGCGCATTGGTGTATCTGTCTGCGAACTGCCAATTTTATCAACTTTGTTGCGAGCTTCATCTCTTGCGCCGCGAAGTTCGCTTGAAATAACTTTGTTAAAGCCCTTGACGGCATCTTTATCAAATTCTTTTAATGCCGCCAAGGTTTCTTTAACACCAACCAAGATAATTGCTTCTTGAGCCATTATTTACTCCGCGCTTTGTTGCGTTCTTTAATGTAGGCAACGATTGCTTCCAAGACACCATCAGGGGCATCTATCAAAGCCGTTGGAGATAAGCCCGACTCCACCGAAATTGCTGCTATTGAATAAGTCAGGCTATCTCGGTGGATTCGGAATTTGGGTCTGTAACAATCTCAACTGAAACTAATTCATCAAGAAAACCGTTACCAAATGGCTTCACAACTTTACCGCTTGCGGCAAGAGCTGCGTGTCCAAGGTAATAGATGTGTTCTAGTTTTTGTTCCTCGCTGAGTAGTTTCGCAAATCCCTTGCCAAACTTTTGTTCGAATCCAACGATGATTCGGGGAGTCAGCGAAAAGACTCCCTCGAAACCATCGGTTGTTTTAACTTTGATCTGTAATCCATCCATTTATTTTCCCCCTTGTTTGATTAGGATGTTGCTTTTGTGATTGCGCCTGAAATTGGCCAAGTAACTGAAGCGGTGGCAAGTTCGCCAACGCCACCGTTAAGTGGTGTCCATTCTGAGATTAAAACTGAGAATGTGTATGAAGGATTTGTTGGGCTTACTGCTCCATTGACAGGTTTGACAACGCAATTCACGGATGTTCCAAGCAAAGGATAAATTACTTGTTCAACGCTTGATGTTGCAAAATCCTGATGGAATTCAAAAGTCGCAGAATTATCAGCTAAGCCAGCAACACGCTTTTTTGCTGTATCGCCAAAACTTGTGGTTTCAACGATGTCAAAGCTAGTTGAAAGACTTATGTTACTGATGTGGTCACTCAAATCTGAGTTTGTACCGAATACAACTTGTGCGTTTGTTAAGACTAATCTTGCCATTTTATGCGGTTGCCTTTGTGATCGCGCCTGAGATAGGCCAAGTAACGGATGCGGTTGCGAGTTCACCAACTCCACCGTTAAGTGGTGTCCATTCAGAAACAAGTGCTGTGAAAGAATATGAAGGTGATGTTGCACTTACGGTTGAAGTTGGTGATACCACTATTGTAGTGGTGCTTCCCAAAAGTGGGTAGATGGTTGCTTCAACATTTGAAGTTGCGAAGTCTTGGTGAAATTCTAAAGTCACGGAATTATCTTGCAAGCCGGCAACGCGGGTCTTTGCCGCTGTTGAAGCAAATGCTGATGTTTCAATGACATCATCTGATCTTGAAAGTGAAACTGAAGCAATATGATCGCTCAAATTGACTCCATTTACTGTCACCTTCGCATCTGTTAATACGATTCTTGCCATTTATTTGGCTCCTTCTTGAGTTGTTACTGGCTTGATTGACGGTGTTGAATCTGACTTGATATGTAAACCTTCAACAAGTGCTTCAATGTTCACACCTGCTTCAAGTAGTTCCTTTTCGGTGAGGGTGTCACCTTTGCTTTTTCCGCAAACCTCTAAATCTGAGGTTACTGTGTAGCTCATTTGTTTCTCCTTATCCCCAAATTGTGAGGCGGTAGCGGTACGATAAATAAAGATTGCCTTGCGAGTCATAAGTTCCTGATTCGGCGCTTAATACTCGCAAAGTTTGAACTGCGCCCCCTAGTGTGCGATCACCTTCAAGGGCGGCCTTAATTGAACCTGCACCCGAACCTGCCAAATAAGCATCTAACTTATCTTGACCCGAACGGGCATCAAAGCGTTGCACGATCACATAAATATCAACATTGGCTTGGTCTAAACCTCGCGCATTGTCAATATCAAATGTGAAATCTAATTGCCCCACGATTGCGCAGGGTGGCGTTGGCACCTCAGGGATTAAGTCAAAGGCGCGAAGCCCTGTAATGGTCTGTAAACGGGTTTTAAGCCCATCTCTGACGGTGCTTACATTCATTTGGCAATCCCATTTTGCTTGCGGAATGGGCGAACAAGTGCCTCAACATCGGCATCTAATTTAGCTGAAAGTCGAACGGTGCCAAGGTCGGGGGTTCCCGCTATTCCAAACGGTGATTGACGGCGAACAAAGAGGCGAGAAGCCTGAATCAAGGTTGCCATATTGATCTCCGCAGGTGTAGCTGACCATCCCCAAACGCCTTGAACGCGAACTGCTTGAGGTAAGAAGTAGGGGAAAACATAACTTCCAACCGCCAAAATGCGTGAGTAAGGCCAACCTCGGCGGGGATTGTTGATTGGTTCGGTCAAGAAATCTGCTGTTGTCCAAACGCTTTGATAAGTTTGGTTGAAATTGTCATCAGTTGCAATTTGGCTAATGCTGACAAAATCATCAACGGGCAAAATGTAAGCATCTTCGGGTGTGTAGTAACGATAAACAGGCGCTTGAGTTGTTCCATCTTTGTAAAAGAATCGCCCTGTGTAATCGTCAATCATTCGACTTGCTGAGGTAACAGCAGCCTCAAGCGGGGTGTCATCAACTGAGTCGGTAATGGCAAGAGATGCCTTTAACTCGGCTAGGGTGCAGTACCCGTTAGTTATTGCCACGAATGATTCTCTTTTCTGCTTTAGGCAGCATCGCCCTTTCTAAATCAGGGGCAGCCGTTGCGGTTTCTTTTGGCTTGCGAGCTAATCGCAAAATTCTTTTCAATCTTTCCATAATTGGTGGTGCCGTTCATCTAACCAATAAGACTTTTGATGCGGCAAAATTGCTCCCGTGTTTACATAAATTGGGAAACCTAGCGCTCTAATTCTACGGCAAAAAAGTAAATCTTCACCAATCCAATTTCCATCAACAGGGCCATCCCAAAACCAACACCAATCAGGGCCTTGGTTTTTGTCTGCGGTTTCACGCATTTTTTCTAACACGCTGCGGTGGATAAGTAAGCAACCTGTTCCCGCAGCATCAATTTCAAAAACTGAATTCTTATCGTACTTATACAAAGGCAAAAAGCCTTCGGGTGCATCTTGGAAGATAGCAGGCACCGGTTTTGGATACGGTGCGCCCTCAATTCCAAATCCTGCAAAAACTAAACCTGCTACAACAGGGCGTTCTTTATCGTGAGCAGTTTCAAGCAACTTATCAAATGCCTCAAGTGATAACTGTTCATCGCTATCAATTAGCAATAACCAATCAGACTTTGTGCCATCTAAGAATTGTTTTACAACTCGGTTGCGTTGTTTTGATAATAACCCTGAACCCTTAACGCGAACAAATGGGCCAAGTCTTGCTGACCTTGCCTGCGCTAATTGAATGAGGCGATAAGCAAAAGCACCATTGACGGTGCCAGGGTCGCAACTACCGATTGAAACTTTGTGAGCTGACTTCATAGATTCCCCCGAATCTGTTTTGGGAAGTGTTGAGAGGGTAAGTCGGGGGAGTCTTACCCTCTCAACACAATCAAGAAACCTTCAAATTAGAAGGTTGGTGCCACTAAACCTGTGCCTGAAATAATTGAGGCAGCAAGTGGGTAACGCTCAGCAGAAAACGCTGCATAGCCGTAAACAACTGACTTAACTGTGAGATTGCCTGCTCCAGTAGCATCGAAAGACAATGCGAATGGTGAGCCAGGTTGTTCCCAAAGGTGCATCTCAGGTGCGGCAACGCAATAGATTTCATCTTGGTTTGTTGCAGCGCCGTATGAAGTACCAACTGAAGCATCTGTGATGATTGGAAGTCCAAGCATCTGATAGCCGCTGTTACCGTAAGCTGAAGCGCCTGCGCCTGTACCAATTGCGTTCATTGGGCCACCCGCAGCAGGAACTACTAATGGGCGGTTTGAACCATCAACGGCAGCCATCAAGAAAGCAAGGCGGCGTGGGTGCATAATGAAGTGAGTTGGTGTTGTGAATGTGTTTGCCTGAACTTGCTGAATTGCATCAGCTAGTTTTGGATAAAGCAAGGCAACTGTTGGTGTTGTTGCTGTGAATGTGATGGCATTTCCACCTGAGTTGCGGATTCCCTTGATTGTGCCTGCTGTGCCTGCACCATTAAGAATCTGAGCATCAAGTGTTGTGTGCCAAGAACGGATTAGGTCGGCAACGATGAAAGCATCAATGCCTGTTCCGCGCTCAATTGCTTGCTTTGAAATATCTTGCTGACCTGCAATTGTGCGCACATTGATTGTCAATAGTGTGTCATCTGCATCTGTTTCTGAAACCGCATCGTTCTGAGTAACCTGAACGGCTGTTGAAGTTCCAGTTGTCATACGGGAGATATTCAGGGTCATTCCGGCTGCTGGCAGAGTGTGCTTGCTTGTTGCGAAATCCGCTGTTGGGCGGCCTGCGCGAGCAAGTGGTGCTGCTAGATCAACAAGGTACTGTGGAATAACAAGACCATCAAATTGAGCTGTTCCGACATCGCGGCGCTCGATTGATTCTTCGCGCATATGGCGAGCAAGGCGCTCATTAGCTGCGAAATCTCCGCGTGAAGATGCTGCGAAAGCATCCTTTACGAATGAAACCTCAGCCTCAGGTGAGTATGTGCGAGCTTCGCGTGTAACTGTTGCGCCACCCTTAGGTGTAACAACTGCTGCGACTGAAGCACGAACCTCAGATGCCTTAGCATCTGCAACTGCCTGTGTGTTGAACTTTTCAATCTTTGTATCTAATGAGCGTGATTCTTCAACCAAGGCATCAACCTTTTCGGTTTCCTCGGCGGTTAAGTCTGTGCGTTCTTCAGCGGCAACCGCTTCAAGAACTGCATCTAGTTCAGCCTTAACTGCATCACGGCGCTCAATTACTTTGTCAAGAAATGACATTTGTTTTGCTCCTTATGAGTTTGTTGGAAAATTTGAGGTGGTGGCGATGGTTTCACGGCGCTTTGAGGGTGTGAGGTCGCTCCGACTTCATCTGCTGATTGTTCAGCAGAAACTTATTTTGTGTTGTTTACAATTGCCTTAGCAAGGCGAAGTGAGATTTTGCGAGATGAATTTTCTGTTGGTTCAGGTAGCGGTTCAATATAACGCAACTCTGACATTTTATGACCAACCAAAGTTTCTGTTGCTTTGTAGCCATCTTCAACTTCTTCATAAATGCGAATTAGAACCGCAGGGTCACCTTCTTCGGCTGTAACGCTGAAATCAGTTCCCGGAATACCTAACACGCCTTCTTCCATAATGTGTTCAATGCGACCTCTTGCGGTGCCGCCACTTGAATCCCATTCAACGAAATCGCCAACCTTCTCGCGAGATTCTTCTTCAAGTTCACCTTCGGAACCTGTAAGCATTGCCATCATTTCAACGGCGCGCATAATGTAATCGTGACCTTCGGAAAGATCATCAAAAATTGTTTTCAAAACAACCAAAGATTCGCCTGTTATTTCACGGCCTTCTTTAACCGCACCAATTGCTTTGCGCAATTCTTCTCTTGCCTCAACTGATGTGGTTGGGTAGGCAGGATAAGTTACAACTGAAACATCGCCATCTGAAAGTGAAACCTCAGTTAGAACGCGGCGCGAACGATCTTCGCTCCACTTTTGACGAATAACACGGAAAGCAAAGCTCATTTGATCAACATCACCGCGAGCAATTAAGGTGTGAATGTCGCGGGCTTCTTGAGTATCTGCTAAATCTGCGCTGAAATATAAACCGCGCTCATCTTCGGTAAGGGTTAAGGTGCCATTCTTAGTGCGAGCCAAGGGCAAACCTTCGTGATTGACTAGCAATCGAACATCGGGGGTTTCGCTTAAAGTCTTGCGAAATGCGCCAGGGGCAATTGATTCTTTGAATGGAAGCGGAACGCTTGAGTCATTGAAAACGGCAGCATAACCCGAAAGGCGCATTGTGCCATCGTCAGCTTGTCTTGCCTCAACATCGCGAACTGTGAATGTGCGGCGCTCAATCTTTTTCATTTTACTCCTTGAGTTTGTTTCTGCATCTAAGGCATCAATTTTTCTTTGCGCCCAATTTTCAGCTCTATCACTAAAATCAGAATCCCCACCCCAAAGAAGCCAAGCAACTAAACCTGCGCCGGGATATTGAGAATTTGAAGGGTCATTATTTTTTGGGGCTTGTCCATCAACTTTGTGACGGGCAAACCAAGGTGCCATCTTGCGAACTTTGTTTTCAGATACTCGACCTGCTGCCATTTCACGCGCTTCGCGTTTAGTTGCATCAGTTAAGCCATCTCCCCCAAAGCCTTCTTGCAGATATTTCAAACCGCGAGCTGCGTTGTCACGAATAAATTGTGGAACGCTTAAATCAACGGCACGAATTTCTCCACCCGGTTCCATATCTTCAGAAATTGAAACCGCAATCATTTGGTCAATTGCATCTTGCTTAGAATCGTGGCACCCAATTGTTGTGTAGGTTCCGTCAGATTCCTCTTTGACCGTTGCCCAACCTGAGCAATCACTTTGTTCATCGCTTATGTAATAAGGCATTTTTTTCCTAAATTAGAAGTAAAACTTCAGCATCATCTTCAATGATTGAAAAATCAATCCTAGATTCAGCACTTGCCTTGATTCCTGCCATTTGTGCTTTTGCTTTTGCAACAACTGTTTTAATAGTTATTTCAATTTTAGGTTCAACAACAGGGAAGTTAGGTTGAACAAAAGAATAACCTGTTGAACTTGAGGCAGTTTGTTCTTGAGGAATTACTACGCTTGCCGACAATCCCCCAAGATTTGCTGTTGCTGTTACAACATTTGTGACCTCAGCAGTTGCGGTGGCGGTTAAATCCTGCAAATCTGCTGATGCGGTTGCGTAAACAATTGGCCCTAGAACATCAACGCCAAGCTGAGAGGTATCTAAAACAAATTGCGCCATTTAGCTTGCGATTGTTAGGGCAACTGTTAGAGATGCTGACGGGATTGTGTAAGTATCGCCTGCGGTGTAGGCGTTGCCGCTGATTGTTCCTGAAAATAGGAAGTTGCCTGCGGTACTTGCATCCCAAGCGGTGAAATAGGTGGCATCTTGGCTGCCTGAAATTGCTGTCCAAGTAACATCAGCATCACTTGCCATTGAACCGCTACCTGCCGCACCAAATGAAACCGACTTGCGGGTGGTTTCGGTGGCAGGATTTGCGGTGCCGTTAGCGCCGGGATCGCCAATGTGAAGTTTTACATAGGCAGTTGATACTGAAAATGCTGTTGCGTTACCAACTGAATTAAGAAAAGCATTTGCTAGATAAGAGCTTAGACCTGTTGCCATTATTCTTCACCCTCAACAAATTCTTCCGTGATTGATTCAATTCTTCCAAGATCATCACGCACAACCTTCTTAACAACGCGTTGGCGCGAAATTGTGTTGGTGACTTGAACTGTTGGAGATTCAACATTGACATTTGGCGCAGCAACATTGACCTGAGGGGATTCAAGCATCACCATTGCAGGTTCAATTGTCACATTTGGCGCTTCAACATTAACTGTTGGTTCAGGAACTTGAACAATCATTGAGTTATTGCCATTGCGGGCTTCGCGTGAATTGACTTCATAAGCCGAACTTGGGTCGGCAGGATCAATGCTTGAAATCTGTTGTAGCTGAGATGAAGGCAAACCTGTGTGTTTCATATCAGGTAAACCAACTGCATCTGTCACTGCCTTAGGGTCAAAGCCAACCTGAATCAAGTTAGAGGCAATTTCTGCTCGCAACTTCAAACCAACATCCTTGGCATCGGCTGCATCAATGTTTTGTAGCGGCACACGGTATTGATCACCTGACTCAACAGGTGACAAATCTTCAATGCTGCGAACATCGTTCAAGCTCAAGAAACCTTCACGCAATCCCTTGGTGTAGGCATCATAACGCTCAAGAGTTGTGCCGCGAAGTAGCGCATCAAGGTTAAATCGAATGAAACCATCAGGTTCAGGCAACAAAGTTGATAGTGCTTGCTCAATTCGCTCCAAGATTGGGCGCAATGAGTGTTGAACAAATGAAAGATTCTGCGCTTCAACTGATGCAAATGACATCGCACCCGCAACAGGATGACCTAACAGGCTAAGCGGAACGCGAAAAATTCGGGCAATTTCCTCGACCGAGAACCTGCGGGTATCTAAAAGTTGGGCGTCAGAGGCGTTAATTTGTAGCGGTTTGAACTGCGCACCACCCGAAAGGATGCCAATCTTGCCTGCACGATAAGGCCCCGTGTGAGTGATGTTCCAATCGCGCCCAATATCTGAAGCCTGTTCTTCAGTTAAATCACCCGGAACTTCAATAACACCGCCGGGGTTGGCAGCATTGCCGAAGTAAGCGGCAGCATAAGTATCGGCAGCCATTGCTGAACCAATTGTGGTTCGGCAAGCTGCGATTGGGCTTAGACCGTAACGCTGACCTGGCAAACGGAATTCAGGAATGTGGAGAACATCTTTGCCACTTAATTTTTGCTCATAGATGCCTTGAGCATCTCTTGCCTTTACATAATAAACCAAAGGTTCATTTGGATTTGGGCGCTCAATGCGAACATCGCGTGGGTCAAGAACCCAAAGCTCTTGAATGTCACCAATATCATCACGCAAGGTCATAATGTAAGCGTTGCCCTCAAGTTTGAATGAGGAAACAATCTGCTCATAAAATTCTAGGCGAGTTGTTTCAGGGTTTGGCTTTGTTACCCATTCAGGTTGCTCACCATAAACAACTGCATAAGGCAAGCGGTTGCGACCTCGGCGCACATAAGCGCCAACAGGTAATGATGAAACGGTATCGCAAAGCAAGCGAACGCAAGAATAAACTGTTGCCATTCGGATAGCTGACTCAGCATCTACAACAACGCCTGATAATGATTGACTTGGCGGGCGGCCAGGGATAATTGGCTCAACATATTGAGAATTTATTGCTCGCTTATCGCTTGCCCCACTTAAACGCTTAGATAAACTCATCAGTTAGCCTTTTCTGTAATCCATACTAGAAATGAACCTAAAACAATAAATGCGGCAGGCAAAGAAATCATTGCAAGCCCTGAAGTAACAAGGCTTATGCCAACAACTTCAACGATGAGTGAGAAATCAATCTTGTTGAGTTTCATTTTCATCTCCTAAACCTGAATCGAAAAGAATTTGGCAACCGGCTTTGCAGGTTCAAGCGGTTGAGTGGCACGGTCATATCCAAAAATTGAAGCAACGGCAGCATCCACCTTACGGCGAGAACTTGCCTTGGCAACCATAACTCCGCGAGATGATTGCTTTGTCACGCAGTTTGCAATGTGTCTAGCAAGTGCGGGATTACCATCGTGAGTAAACGATTGGTTCACAACTGCTTCGTAGAATTTTTGCGTGGCGGGAACCATTCGTTCAGCAGAATTCGGATAGCTGACAACGGGTAGCCCTTCCTCATCCAAGACCATAAAAGTTCGCTGCCAACGGGCGGGGTCGAACACGATCTCTCGGACACTAAATCTTTCATCTCTGAAAGTGCTGATGATTGTTTCTTCGACTTCGGCAACGGGGATGTGCCAATCTTGTTCAGCATCATCTGGCCTTTCCCATAAACCGACAACCATTAAATGTGGCTTTGAACCACCAAGTAACCACGCGACAAGTGCGGTGGAGTCATTTGAAAACGCACCATCGAAGGCAAGAATTACATCTTCGCCAATTTCAGGGTAACGATCTTCATCAGCTAACGCTTCCCAAGCACCTGTTGGCAACCAAGCAACCGAAGTATTCACAAAACAATTAAGGCGCTTGGTTCTAAACTCAGCTTCAGGTGTTCGCAAAACTGCCGAACGCATCTCATCTAAATCGGTGATGTCACCAAGACCGGGATTTGATTGGTGCCAAAGTTCTTCAATGCGATGGTCGGCTTCAACCTTCTCAGGTTCCCACCAAGCAAAGAAAAATGATTGATCTTTCTTTTCCTCTTTAACAATTTGCTGCCCGTATTGATACAACGAATAGCAAAGAGAATCTTGACCGTTGCTTTGCGACTTAACACCTGCGGTTGTGATACCTAAAAGCAAAGAATCCTCACGCGCACCACCTGCAAGTGAAAGCACATTCCACAATTCCCAACTAGGTTGGGCGTGAACTTCATCAAAGATGACAAGAGGCGAAGGGTTCAAACCTTCTTTTGAATACGCCTCAGCAGAAAGAACTCGGTAAACCGAACCCTTATCTTTGAACTCAATCGCATCGCGGTAAAGCGTGAACATTGATGAAAGTTCTTCATCCATTTCAATCATTCGCTTGGCGGTGCCGAATACAATTCGCGCTTGTTCCTTATCGGCTGCGCAAGAATAGATTTCCGAACCGTGACCGCCTAAGGTCAAACCTGCCAAGCCCATTGAAGCGCCAAGAGCTGACTTGCCTGACTTACGGCTCATCCCGATAAGTGCGGTGCGGTGGCGAAAGCGCCCGTCATCGCGGCGGGCAAGGGCGTGGTTTAACAATTGCTTTTGCCAATCGCGCAAAACAAGTAGCTTGCCCGCAGGCGAGCCAACTGAATCTTTAGTTACTCGGCAAACTGCCTCGGTAAAGTTTGAATATAACTCGCCATCGCCCCGAAGTTGATCTTCAATCGGAACGGGCGTGAGCCATTTAGGGGGCCAAGAATTACTCACTTAGATTTTTGCTGCTCTAACAACTGAGCTAACTTGCCCTTTGTTGTTACTTCAGCAACCCCTAATTTGCTTCGATCAACAGGCGTTAAACCTAGCAATGAAAGCAATTTAACAATGTCATTCTCAACGGTGTTCAACATTCCGAACAACGGGTTGGCATAGGCGTAACCCTTATCGGTGAAAAGCACATAATCAGTAGCAGCTAGTTTTTCTTTTAGCTCATACTTCTTATCCATCTTTTCGCAAAGTTCAATGAGTAACTTGCCATCGGTGGTTGCGACCCAAGGCGCGAGTTCGCGAATCTCTAACCAAATCTTTTTGCCTGATTCAGAAAGATGAATTGGTGGCTGATTCTTAATCTGAGGCAACGCAATAACATTCTTTAGATCAGGCAGTTTGCGCTGACCAGGATTTCCGTTCTTACGCTTTTGTTCTACTGGCTTTGGTGGTCTGCCTGCTGTCATTTGTTCCTCTCATAAATCCACCGCCCCCGGTAGATGAACCGCTTGCGCGATTGGTAAAAAGCCAACGGCTTTTTCAACCAACTGCGCATTGCCAAAATCTGTTGTCGCAGGCATTGGGTGATTTTCCCAAGTGATTTGAACCTTGCGCAAATTGAACGCATAGATTCCCTGCGGTGTTGCGTTGATGTAGCAAGGTGCAAAGCCGATTTGATCAGCTCGCTCAACTAGCGCATCAAACTTTTTCTTTTCAATTAGTAAATCATCGTAATGAGTTCGCCTGCATTTAAGTTCAATGTGCAGCTTTGCAGATTCAGATTCGCAATCAAAGCGCGAAAATTGCGTAACGCTCTTTTTCAAATCAGGCAAAAAACTTTTGCGCAAAATTTCAAATAGTTCTAATTCGGACATTTGGTGCAAACCCCCCAATCTCAATTTCGCAGAAACCTGCGCGCCTT